TATACTCCTATGTTTTATCTGGGTCGTAAATGACCCCACCTACTACATTAAAGACTTGGTTGCCAATTGTGATTGGACCATTATAACCCTTTGATGATTTAATTGTGCCATTGACGGTGAGACTACCTTCGGGGACTGTAATACCGCCTTTACCCGGAACAATTGTCATACCATTGCGAACGTTGATGTTTATATTATCACCAACGCCCATTAACAACCGATCACCAATTGTTGTAACACAATCATTTGCAACCGAAGTAACATCATCTTTCAAGATAAACGTGGTTCTTGTGTTACCTACTTCGTGGTTTTCATCCTGTTGTACCAAAACATTTTTGTCTTTCACAACAATCTCAAAGTCACTACCAACAGTTTTCTTTACACGCCGGCCATTGTATGGTTCGCCATCTTCTGGTGGGCCATTTGCAACCTCTTCATATGAACCAGATGTGTGCCAAATATGAAGCCGTTCGTGACCAGGCGTATCATCAAGTTCAATTGCGTGACCAGACTTTGTTGTATATGTTACATTATACGGATACTCTGTTTTGTATGCAGATTCCGGTTCAGATGTTTTTGTTAGAATACTCGCTCTCGTGTATTCTTTTGGTAATGTTTGACCACCGCCACCTGCCTCCCCACGCGCGAGTGCAGCGACATCTGAATAAAACTCTGGTTGTTCAGGTTTTTCAAGTTGTAACATCGATGCAGCAGAAGGATCACCAGACGGTGGTTCAGGCGTTACCGATCTCTTATGATAGGTTCCAAAGATAATCGGAATGTTTTGTTCAAATCCATCAAGATAAAAACCAAAGACATATGTCCCAACCGCAATACCTGTTGGAGAAATACCTACTGCGTCAATCCAATCAGGAGTCTCAAACTCTTCAAGTCCAGCGTTTTTTTCTGTCAGTTTTCGCCAGTTCAAACTTGCAGACTGGATACCACTGAGTGGCCACGCCCAAAGAAGGTCTTCGTTTTTGACGCCACTCTTACCATTTTTCAATCTTCCCAATTCACCCGTCTGATCGTTGATTACTCGAATGCGGACACGACCAAGATATTCTGGATCATCAATATCGGAAACACGTGCAACAAACCATTTGAAATTATCACCCAATTTATAATAAGACATCAATCTTCTCCACTTATATCCAAAAATGCAGGTTTGCGTAAATCTAAATCCATATAATGTCGGAAATAGTTATCGTTACCCTGTCTATCAACGCGGTGTCTTTGCGAAAAAACAATGTAATTACCTTCATAATTTTTTTGTTTATTTCTTTGTTTTTCCGATGCTGAACCAACAACCTCTGGACTTTCAATTCTAACTACATCACCAACACGCAAATTTGTATCACCGTATACACGAATGTTCAAACTAAATTGTGAAATCTTTTCTTCATAGGCGTGTTTATAGTGAATATTTTTGTTATGTTCCATCTCTGGTCGCAAACCATCTTTTATCACCATAGAAATTCGACCAGGCTTAGACTCTGCTGTTAGATTGAATGACTCAGAATTGAAATCTACATTCTTACCATCAATTTGTTCAAAGTTGCCTTGATCTTTACTATTCACATATTCATATGAATCGTAATATGTACCATTGAGGATATTGAACTGACGAATTTCATTTCTAATTCGACCAGTCTTAATCTTCTTGGTCGATGAACCTATGTTATTTATTTCGTAACTTAGAATGTTTCTCCATTGTTCTCTTTCTTGAATGTCAACCGCTTGTTGTGTGACATCAAATTTAAATGTAAAATCATCAATGAGACCCTTTCTTTCTTGTATCAATCTTTCAAGCGTGGTAAAATTATACTCTTTATGATCTTCATAAAAGAAAAATTTTGATGATTTGAAACTATTTGATACTGATCGTTCTTTGATGAGATCAATTACTTGAAATGGTCTAACATTATTCACAACAAAATCAAACTTACCTTTTGTTTTTTCGACATTAACAGATTTGTTTGCTTCCAATATACTCATTGTAGTTTGAATTGCAGCATCATAATCAATGTCAGTATACCTTTTCGAGAAAATGTTGTACGAGTTTTTAAGATGATCATCAGTTATGCAATGAAGAAGATAGTATCTGATTGTGGAATTTTCATCTTGTTGAACTCTTTGTATCGAATCAACAAAAAATTCAAATTCAATTTTTTCACGATCGGGTGTTTGCAAAGACAAGGTCACATACTCTTCACCCAATATGGGAAATCTATTGATCAACTCAACACCCTCTACGAGGTAGATGTCTGCACTCAAAGAGGTGTTTAATAAAGACTCATATATGTTTATAGAATTGACCAAAAATGTTATATCATAATCTTTTTGTCGATCAAAATTTTGTAATCTAATCGATGGTACTTCTACCGCACTTGGGAGAATAGGTCCGCTCATTATTGCCTCAGAATTTCAGTCAACTGTTCATTTATTGTAACAGAGTAAGTATTATCAACAAGAAAGATTTCTTGTTTGTCATTGTTTATTTGTTCTTCATAATCATAAAATGACACGGGGGAATAAAATTTTTGTTCATCTTCACCCACGGTTAAACTCAAAAGTTTAAATGATTCTGCATTTACAGTCGCAGTAGCACCAGATTCTTCACCAGTAATTGTATAGTTTGTGTTTGCACTGAAGTCCCCTCGAACGTGTTGAATAATCAGATTGTTCGGGTTTGAAGATGACACTTCAGCAAAGGATGTGTTGTCATCATCACGCACGATTACTTCATTTTTTATAAAATCACCAGAGACATTCAAAATATCAAATGTTTCAATTTTGTTAGTCGAGATAATAAAATCAAGTTTTGAACGTTCATAACCAATTGTGTTATTTTTGTTTTGAACAGGTTGATAATATTTTTTCTGACTTTTTGGCAAAGATTGATATGATGAGGTTGTTATGACTTCACTATCGCCTTCATAATTATTCTTATAATGAATTGTTTTTCTTCGGGCAAGTCTTATCGAACCATACTTATCGGTAATAAAATTATTAAACTCATCGATCGGTCTTGATACCTGATAATACGGATCAATGATATCGTTTGCGTGATAAATTAACCAGTCAAGATTGACATCATCATAATAGTCATATGCAACGTGTTCAATACGATCACTATTCGGTATTGTATACGTATAAAATGCTGTTAGAAAATTCTTCACGTTTTCATTTAATGCAGCGCGCCTAACTATATTGACACTAATCGCACCATTATAATCAATGAATGGAAACTTTCTAAAGTATTCTGTTCTACTAGGCATAGTTTATCCTATCATTTTGTTATTCAGACGTTTCATCATCATCTTCTGGTATTTCTTCAGCATACATTTCAATTTCTTGAATTTCCATTGAAAGAGAAACGCCTACAGGATACCCATCTTTATAAAACGCAGAAGTACCTGCGGGCGTATAATTTACATTGAAAGATGAAACGTGTGATTTCAAAAATTTGGTTCCATACTTTTCACTCATATCATTACCGTCATTATCATACATACCAATTTGAATCATTTGAGGATATGTAAGAAAATTACCCTTCTTTTTAGGTGAAACTCTATCTCTAAACTTTTTGATCATACTATGCAGATTTCTAGACTCATCTTCAGTTTTGGGTATGAACAACCAGTTGAAACTGTGTGTCCTCAGTGGAATTCCTTGGAAAAAAAGTGATGGGTTGGGGTTTGGTATTTTTCCTTCACCCCGGCCGATTAATCCACCAATTGTTTCATTTGCACCGCCTAACATTTGTCGCCCTAAATATTCACTAGCATCACCACCGGATTGTAAAGCCCCTCGAATAGCATTTCTAATGGTATCTTCGGGATTTTCACCCCCTAACGCACCTCTTAAATCTTCAACCTCATCATAAGCCATTCTATAAAATGATAAATCAGCTGGACTAAAAGAATAGTTGAATTGTTGTGATACATCTTCCGGAAATGGGAGACTTATCGTTAAAGTAGGATCAATTACTTGTTTGACCCCGACAGCTCTATCCACAAAATCATCGGCAAGTTTTAAGAACTCAATGAAAAAATAAACTTTTGCATTATAAATTAAATCATCAGGAAAAGAAATTGCCTCGCAGATACTAATTTCTTTTGACCGAGGAATTTTTTCAGCGGGATTGCTGTTTCTTTTGAGATTTGCTGGTACGCTCATTTTTTAACATACCTCCGAGGCATATTTTTTACCAGTGAACCATTCGTAGAGGTCGCTCGACTGACTGCGGTGCTTGCAACGAATCGTTGAGCACCAGATGTATGACCATTTTTTTCAAGAGATTCAATGATACCAATGCCGACATCGAGGTTTGATCTATTCTGTGCATTCAAATTGGTATATGAATTTTTTCGAAGTCGATTGTCACCATTACCCAATCCATTCAGAATTGTTTTTTCTGAGATTGAATATGAGTTTTTGAATTGACCTGCGCCAGGACTGACATCGGTTAATGAATTTTTACTTCGTGCCATCTGAGATCCTTATAAATATATCAGGCGTTGTTATTATTTATATCAGTATGAAAGGTATTTTCAAACCTCGTAACCCAAAAAAATATCGTGGCGATTTCACCAACATTGTCTATCGTTCATCGTGGGAACTTCGTTTTATGCAGTTTCTTGATGAACATAAAGACGTTGTTCGGTGGTCAAGTGAAGAGATTGTGATTCCATATCGATCACCGATTGATGGTAAAGTGCATCGTTACTTTCCTGACTTTTGGGTAGAAAAGATCGATCGAAACGGTAAAAAAGGTGTGACTGTTGTTGAAGTCAAACCTTTCAAAGAAACACAGGAACCAAAACCTCAAAAGAAACTAACTAAAGGTTATTTATACGAGGTCAAGACGTGGGGCATAAATACTGCTAAATGGAAAGCAGCACAAGAATATTGCGCTGATCGTGGATGGAAGTTTATGATAGCAACCGAAAAAGAACTTGGAATCAAGTATTAATGGCAACATACATTTTTCAAAAACTGTCAAAAGAAGGTAGAGCAGAAGGACTCAAACCCGGTTCTACCGAAGCGCGTGATTGGTTTAGAGATCGTGCAAGTTCTGTTTCGAATGTGAATACAAAACAATTGGTGAGTCAAGGAGAACGAACCTTTAGTAACATACGTTCAGCTGACATCGGCCGAATGTATATGTTTTCATATGATCCCAAAACAAAAAAGACGTTACCTTACTATGACCGTTTTCCAATGATCTTTGTTGTTGATAAAATGCCTGGGGGTTTTCACGGTATCAATCTTCATTATTTGCCACCAACGTATCGCGCTCGATTAATGGACGCGTTGTATTCAGTCAGTAGAAAAGATGGTGCGAGGGATTCGGAAAAGTTGCAACTGTCTTATAATCTTTTGAAAGGTGCGTCTCGATTCAACTACTTCAAACCTTGTTTCAAACATTATCTCACCGGACACGTTCGTTCAAGACTATTGTATATACCTGCTGAAGAATGGGACATCGCATTGATGTTACCAACACAAAGATTCAGTAAGAAAGGCACAAACGCAATCTGGCAAGAATCAAGAAAAATTATACGAGGAACAAATTAAATGACATTTGCTGTATCAAGTTTCAAAAGTCGTGTTCGTGACTGGATGCGACCATACACGTATAATGTGATCGTAGAACCACCTGTTGGGGGCGGACGTGAGATTGAATTGAGAACTGAAGAAGTTACTCTACCCGGCACATCGTTTGCATCTTTTGACAATTACAAACCTTATGGAAGTGGTTTGGCGTTGACCATACCCCACACCCCGACAATTCAAGAAATTAACTGTGTTCATTCAATTGATGCGGGTGGTGATATTCTTCAAAAATTTTATGATTGGGCAGATTCAGTTGTAAATCTAGATGGTCAAGAAAAATTTTCAGCAAATTATTTGAGTGAGTATACGAGAAATATGACCATAAATATCTATGATCTTCAGAACAACAGAGTCAGAAGATATGATCTGAATGATGCATTCCCCCTGTCTTATGACCAAATTCAATTGGGTTGGGACGCGACCAGTGAATTAGTCAAACTCAGCGTAAACTATCGTTTTCGTAACTACACAGTTTCAAAACTGGGTTTTCGTAATTTTATAGAAACTTAGAACAACGGAGTAAATTATGGCTTTACCTAAAATTGCAACACCAACTTTTGATTTGACACAACCCTCGAATGGTAAAAAACTTTCATATAGACCATTCCTCGTGAAGGAAGAAAAGATACTCTTAATGGCAAGAGAGTCAGGTGATAAATCAGATATCTATCGTGCTATAAAACAGATCATCAACAACTGTGTTAATGAAGAGGGATTTGATGTGAATGAGGTTCCGTTGACTGATATGGAATATATCTTCATTCAACTTAGATCAAAATCAGTTGATAATATGATACAATTTCAAATTCGTGATGAGGATGATGGTGAAACATACGAGATTGAGGTCAACCTAGATGAGGTTGAGGTTCAATTCCCAAAAGAAAGACACGACGGAATTATTCAAATTGATGAAACGCACGGCGTAAAAATGAAATATCCATCAGCAAGTATCAGTGATTCTCTTTCTGAACTTGAAACAATCAATGATGTAATGAATCAAATGGTCTTTCATTGTATCGAGTGCGTGTTCGATAAAGAAAAAACTTATCTCTGGGACAAAGAGTCGGAAGAAGAAAAACTCAAGTTTATTGATTCTTTGCCCGTTGATGCATATTCTAAAATCGAAGAGTTCTTCGAAACAGCACCATACATCGAACACGTTGCAACATATAAAACCAGCAAAGGCGAAGAAAAGAAGGTTGCCTTTAGGACGTTAAATGATTTTTTTACCTTGGACTGAGTTATATGACATTGCTTGAATATTATAAATTGATATTCGATATAACTCAGTATCACAAATTTAGTGTTTCGGAAATTGAAGGTATGATTCCGTTTGAAAGAAACCTCTATGTGGATATGCTTGCAGAAAAAGTAAAACAAGAGAATAGTCAACAATGATTGGAAGACTGTTAGCAATTTTAGGAATAGGCGCTGGTAGAGGTTTATTAGTCTCTAGCAGAAAATTGATCGGATCAACTGCAACAAAAGCAAAAACAATCTTAGGTGGTGGATTCTTAGCGTCATTACCATCACTGATGAGTAATAACAACAAAGATGAAAAAGAGACTGAGAATGCAATTAAAGAGACTAACGTTGATCGTCCAGAGGTAACACCTAAATCTGAAAAGTCTAGTGATGGTATCAACAAAGCACTTGCATCAACAATACAGTTTTCAAAATATGTAGAAGAAACAACTCAAGACGTAAGACCTATCAGAGCAATTGGCCAGAGATTGCCTGAGATAACTGTTAGCAAAAAATATTCCCCGATAATGACAGATATCATTGAGAATATTAATGGTATCAAAAAACGTCTCTCCTCAGTCGAAAAGAAAGTTCATCTTCAAACATCTCTTTTGATGAAACTGAGATCAGCATCAATGGTGATGAGTGACAAGATAAAAGAATCTGTTGATGAAATTCGATACGATGATTTACAGGAAAGAAGAAAAGAGGATGAAAGACAAGTTGAAATAAAAGGCATTGGTAAATTCGAAAAAAAGAAAAACGAAATTTATGATAAAGTATTTACTAAGACAAAAGATTATGCGACTGGTATCAAAGATACGTTAGTTACCGCACTTAAAACTTTTGCTGTGCCTACTGGTCTGTTGACTTTAGGTTTTCTTTCTGACTTAGCAGAAGCGGCCGGAGGCACTGAAGACAATCTCGATGCGGGAGATACTGCAGGTGCAGGTATTTTGGGAGCTTCAGCTGCAACAAGATCACTTAGGGATGGCAGTCGATTTCTAAGAAGACAATCACGTGATGCAAGAACTCAACCAAAACAAAGTCTCAAAAGAAATAATGTAGCGAAACACAAACAAAAAGTTCGTAAAATGAAATCGATTCTTGGTCGATTGAAAAAACTACCTTACATTGGAACCTTTGTGGGAATCGCGTCTTCTATTCTAATTTTCAATTCAATCATTGCAATTTTTGATAGACTGTCGACTGGAGAATTAACCGAAGAAGAAGCAGAACAACAAATCAAAGAACAACTAACAATATTAGTAACAGATTTGGGTGGTGGTTTTCTAGGTGCGTATATCGGTGGTTTGTTGGGTGGAAAAACTGGCGGAACCGTGGGTATGATAACAGGTCCAAAAGGAGCAGCAATCGCTGGTCTTGGTGGATTGGGTATTGGCGCTTATGTTGGTTATAAGTCAGGAATAAAATTCTTGAGACAATCAGGTGCAGTAGAAATGATTGTTGATGCACTCTACCAATACATTCTTGGAAACGATTCACTGTTATCACGTGTCTGGAAAGAAATGACTCAGATGACATCATACTCAGATGAAGAATTAATTCGTCAAGGATATTCACCTGATATGACACCCGCTGAGATGATTGTCAGGTCAACAGAACAAAGAAGAATCACAGACGCGTCCGGCAATGAAATAAGACGAAAATCTACAATGTCTATGTTCGGTGTAGATGAACAGGGTATTTTGACCGCACTTACAAGAGTCAAATCTCCTGAAGAATATTACGATGTCAAAAGACAGGTTGAAAAAACTTTAGGCGAAGATAGTTTTGAGAATTTTCTTTCAGATAATTTATCGAGAGAAGAACTCGCGGTTGTAGTCGATAGTATGAAAAATTCAATGCTTGCGAATCCCAACTTACAACCGCAACAGATTGGTAGATTCTTTGGACAAATTTCTACCAACCCCAAAATTCTTGAAGCGACCTCACCAGAATTCTTTGAGATGCTTCAGAGAGGTGATGCAGTACCAGTTGTCTTGGAAGATGGTACGCGAACTGTAATGACGGTTGAAGAAATAGAAAATTCACTAATACCTAATGCGCAAAGAGTGAGGTTGTTAGAAACTGCGACAGATCAAAGAGAGCGATATCAAAGACTCATTGAACGGCAAGCAAGATCAAATCGACTGGTGACGGACTCAGAGTTTGCTGGAACCATTAGTGATGATATGTTCATTAATGCGCCTGAAATTAGAACATCAACAACAAACCCACAAGCATCTATTGTGCCTGTTGTTATGCCAACTCAGACAATGGGTCAGGGTAGTGGTTCTCTCAATATGTCAAAATCATCCGCAGCAAACCCTGCTCCTTCATCAAGTACGACTGACTCATTTATCAATCTTCAATACGTAACATAAAAAAAGACCCGCCGAAGCGGGTCTCTTCCGAACAATCATTGCAATTATTCGTTTGCGAGTTTCTGGAAGAATTCCAGTGACTCATCGTCATCATCAAATGTGCTATCGGATGACGATGTGGTGTCAGACGCACCAGTGGCGGGTTCCTGACTCGGTGGCGTCCAAGGTGTTTCTGTATCCTGTTGTAGTTCCTCCTGAGCCGCAGGTTGAACACTTGGATTGTGACCAAGGACACGAGCCAGTCGTGCTTCAAGTTCACTGTAGGACTTGAAGTTCTTCGGATCAACCAGTTCGGCCAATCCATATTGTGACTGCCAGACTTTCTCAAGTTGTTCATCATCATCGAACAGTGTTGAAGGTGAATCAAAGTCAGACTTGTCATAGTTACGATAACCTTCAACCTGACGAATACGAAGACGGAAGTTTGCACCCGCCCACAGATCAAATGGATTCACTGCATCCTCATCTTCAAACTCAGGGTGCATAATATCATTGACTTTGTCAAAGATTTTCTTACCGTATTCATACAGGAATACTTTGCCTTCATTTGATGGATTGCCTGGATCTTTGATGACATAGATATTTGAGATGTAGTGCAAACGGCGTTTCTGTTTGCGTGCAACATCTTTATCAGACTCAACACCTGAGTTCCAGAGTTTGCTGTTATACTCAGAGACGGGATCATCTTGACCAAGAGTGGTCAGTGACTTTTCAATATACCAACCGCCTGGACCTTGGAAACCGTGATCCCAATAACGAACGAACGGAACATCTTCACCCTCGGGCGGCGGCAGAAAACGAATAACAGCAGAACCGTTACCTGCAGAATCAACCGTTGGTTTCCAGAAACGATCATCTCCAGACGGTTTTGCGTTGTTAGAAACTTGTTCAGCGGCTTTCGCCAGTTTATCGAATTGCGCAGAACGCGACTTTTTCATTTGCTCGAATGCATTACTCATATATTTTCTCCAGTGTATTTTCGTATTTCAGAGTATTGTTGTATTTCAGCTTATCCACATTATCCATAATGTTATGACCATTATACACGGTCAATCGAACAATGTCAACCATCTTTCTTTATTCAGTATGTCATTTCCAAGAAACGGTTCATACTTCAAAAGACGGTGACATAGGTCAGGCCAAACGACTGGGTCACTGATTGCTTCTGACCAATAGTCGAATACCTTCCCATTATTTATACGATTCACCAGAATCAACGTTTCAAGTGAAACATCTCCCTGTCTGTAATCATTCAACAGTTTCGGGTAATCACCGTTCTTCACATTCAACGCATCATCCAACGAATCGTATTTTGTTACTTCAGTTTTGATTGTGTAGTCAATAGACTGCATTACAGACTTTCGATCACGATATCTTTTCTCATTCTCAACAATGAACAAATCACCAATCCAAATATTGGAATTGTGAAACACATTGACAACCGTGAGTAATAACGGATCAACACGTTTCGTCAGTTTGTAATAATGGTATTTGTCCTTACGCGTTTCAAACTTCGTTTCATCAACACGAACTTTACCTTGATATTTGAAAAAGTCATAACTGTCAGTATTGAAATGCAACTTGACAGCAGTAAACATCTGATACGCGTCAAACGGCGTCATCGTTTCACCTTGTCAAGTTCAATCCAAAGAACACCAATCATAGTGGCAACCTCGTAGTCTTTTCTAAAAAGTTGAGTTGTTCAGCTTCTTCTTGTATCTTTGATTGAAGTAGAGGATTATCACAAATCAATTTTGCGATTGACTCTATCTCAATGTTATTTTCTTCACAAAAAGAAACCACCGCATCCATATACTGAATCCGATCTTTCTTACAAATCATTTCAATTTCACGTAGAAACCGAAAGACTTGTTTCTTTTCTAAGGTGTCATCAACATTCATTTTTCATCTCTTGAATCATTTTCTTGATCATCTCAAAGTTGGATGGCGAGT